GCTCTGACACTTGCTCTCATCGAAGATGCGATGCAGGATGCTTGGACAGACGGTGGAAACCCAAAGATGATGGTTTGTTCAGCAACAAACCGTGCGAACTTCTCAAACCTGACAGCATCTTCAAACTTGGTGAACAACCAAGTGAATATGACTCAGGCGAAAGAAGTAACCTACGTTGGTTCAACATCAGTCTTCCTGACTGACTTTGGCACAATTGAGGTCGCTCCATCACGCTTTATGGGCAATGACCGTGCGTTCTTGATTGACCCAGACTTCGCTTCTCTTTGCACCATCAATGGTCGCAACTTTGCAGAGAACGAAATCGCGGCAACAGGTGACGCAGAGAAGTTCCAGATTGTGACTGAGTGGGCTTTGAAAGTACAAGCTCCAAAGGCACACGCTGGCATCTTCGACCTTAGCGGTTCCTAAGTAACATAGAGGGGGCGGGTTTACCGCCCTCTCTTCTTATAGGGGTTATAATGAAAAGATTAATTACATCCGATAAAGCTACTGGCAAGCAGACTTATATGCGCCAGGAGTCTGATGGTTCTACCTTTATTGAGAACACGCAGAACTTTGACACGCTTATAAAGCTAAACAAGCAGATGTCTGATGATTGGCGTCAGGGGCAGCTTACCGGCACTCAGAAGCACGTTCAGCATATAGCAGAAATACCCAATGTAGTGTATCATCACCTATTGAAGACGCTGGGAAAGCCTAGCGAAAACCCGAAGGCTTGGAAGGCTTGGCTGAACAACAGCGAGAACCGAGACTTTAGAACTGGCGGCGGTAACATCTAATGGCTATAGCATCTTACGCAGACCTGCAAACCGCAATCGCAAACTTCTTAGCTCGTAGCGATTTAACGGCTCAGATTCCTGATTTTATTCAGCTTGCAGAAGCTCGTATCAATCGTGAGCTAGAAACTCGTGAGCAGGAAAAGCGTTCGCAAGCCACCTTAACGGCAGGTGACGAGTATATTGCATTGCCTACAGATTTGCGTGAGGTTCGTGAGGTTAAGTTACTTACAAGCCCACTTACTGTTTTAAGCTACGCATCACCAACTGGACTTGATACTCAGTATTCTAGCAATGGTAGTGGCAAGCCACTTGGCTACAGTATTGTGGGCAAGGAAATGAAACTACGCCCTGTACCTGATTCTGCTTATACAGCAGAGATTTTATATGTCGGTAATGTAGATACATTATCCGCTGTAAGCACACCTACGTTGTTTTTACGCTCTCCAGATGTGTATCTATATGGTGCTTTGACTGAGGCATACGTTTACCTGCTAGATGAGACAAGAGCAGCACAGTATGATGAAAAGTTCACTCGTGCTATAAACGAGGTGCGAATGGACGAAGAGCGTTCACATTACGGCACAGGGCCATTACAAACCAAGTCTGTCTATTTGCGGCAGAATACAGCAGCGGAGAAATAAACTATGTCTGCAATGAGTGATTACCTTGAGAACGAAATTCTCGACCATATTTTAGGAACTGGCTCATACACTATGCCATCGGCTGTGTATGTTGGGCTATCTACTGGTTCTTTTGCTGATGATAACAGCGGTACAGAGCTAACCGGCAATGGTTATACTCGTGTAGCAGCTACGTTCAACGCAGCAGCTTCTGGTACGGCTGACAACAGTGCGGCTGTTGAGTTCTCAGCGGCTACAGCAAGCTGGGGTACGATAAGCCATTTTGGTTTATTTGACGCATCATCAAGCGGCAACCTGCTTATTCACGGCGCGTTTACCACTGCAAAGCTGATTGACACAGGTGACATCTTAAAGATTTCTGCTGGCGACCTAGACATTACAGCAGCGTAGGTGTAGCTAATGGCCACCGGCACTCCGCACCTAGACAACTTTACTAGCAGCATTGATGCGCTTCCATATTCGTTGGACAGCGCATTACTGCTTACTAAGGTTGACTGGTCTAACCCCACTCTTGAGCAGTTAGACGCTTGGGGTACGCTGGAAGATTTAGATAATTACGGCCTTACTCTTGATACGCTAGACCAGCTTGAGGTCAAGCATTTTCAAGGTACTGCTACAGCATCAATTACTGTTGCAGCAGAAGTTCAGTTTGCCATTGAAATGCCAGCAGCGGTATCTATCTCCGCATCCGCTACGGCAGATAACACACGCATTCGTGAGATGGCAGGCTCTGTAACAGGTGCTGCTAACTTTGCCGCCGTTATAACACCTATTAGAACAATGGACGCATCTGTAAGTGTTGCTGTGACCGATGCGGCAGAGCTTACAAGGCTTAGAACCTGTGCATCATCTGTATCTACAGAAATAAATGCTACATCTAACTCTAACTATGTATTCAATGTAAATAGTGCTGTTAATATAGCGGTGACGACAACAAGTGCAGTCAATGGTATATTCTCTATGCCCGGAGCAGCTAGTTCATTGGTTAGTGTTTCTTGTGAAACAAAGCGTCTTGGCGAAGATTGGGGTGATGTAGCTTTAGGCACAGAGGTCTGGAGTGACGTTACTATTGGAAGCGAAATTTGGGGTGCTGTTACAGTAGGCAGTGAGGTTTGGGCGACACAATGATACAGTTCGGAGAATGGCTGCCTGACCAGCCAGATTATTTAAATGCCGGTGTTATTGATGCACATAATGTGATTCCTGCCTATAATGGGTATCGCAGCCTTGGCGGGTTTGTAGCTTATTCTGATAGCGCAGATAGCACTATTTTGGGCATATTTTCAGCAAAGGATAGCTCTGGCAATGTAAAGCTATTTGCTGGTGATAGCGCAAAATTATACCTATTTAATCAGACAGGTTCTACTCTGGACGATGTTAGTTTAGCAGGTGGGTATTCCTTGCTTTCATCAGAGCGTTGGCGTTTCGTTAAATTTGGTGAAGAGGTAATTGCTGCTGGCGGTATCGGTGAAAGCCTGCAAAAGTTCAACGTGTCCACTGACAGCGCATTTAGCGTTTTGTCAGCGTCTGCACCAAAGGCTGACTTTATTGCGGCTGTGCGTGATTTTGTGTGGACTGCGAATATTGACGAGGGTTCTGGTCGTGTGCCGTATCGCTGCTACTGGTCTGGGTTTAACGACACGACATCTTGGACGGCTGGAACAGAGCAATCTGACTTCCAGGACATACCTGACGCTGGTGCTATTACAGGCTTGGTAGGCGGTGAATATGCTACCATTCTTATGGAACGAGCTATTGTTCGTGCCACATATACCGGCCCACCACTAATCTGGCAGTTCGATAAGGTTGAGACTGCTCGTGGATGTCAGGTTGCTGGTTCTGTCTGTAACATTGGACATACGGTGTTTTACCTGTCTGATGATGGTTTCTACTCATTCGATGGCTCTCAATCGCAGCCAATCGGAGCAGAAAAAATTAACCGCTGGTTCTTTGATGATTTTAACTTTGGCTACAAAGATAAGATGACCTCTGTGGTTGACCCGCAGAACCAGTTGGCAATTTGGTCATATGTCAGCAATAGTGCCATCGACACTACACCAGACCGTCTGCTCATCTATAACTATGCTTTGAACAGATGGTCATATGGCACAGTTCGTGCTGACTTGGTGGCACCATTCTTTACGGCTGCATACACCCTAGAAGGGCTAGACCAGATTTCTGCGTCTGTAGACGCTTTACCAGCATCAATGGATAGTGCGCTTTACAAGGGCGGTCAGTACCTGTTTGGCGGTGCGTTAGGTGACAAGATTCACGCATTCTCTGGCGACCCGCTAGAAGGCACGATTGTGACTGCTGAAACAGGTATTGCCACAGGAAAACATACAATTGTCACTAGAGCGTATCCTTATCACGAGGATGGAACTGTCACAGTAGCTGTTGGCCTTAGAGGCTCACATACAGACCTAGTATTTTATACAGCAGCAGGTAGCGTAAACGAAGCTGGCTTTGTGCCGTTCAGAGCGCAAGACCGTTATCATAGAGCTAAGATGGTATTGTCAGGCCAGTGGTCATACGCACAAGGTATGGACATTGAGGCAAGGCAGGTGGGTAGGCGATGACTGTTGAACAGCGTACCACTAACTTTCGCACGTTAAACCCGGTCACGGCAACGACACGAGAGATTGCCGAGGTTCTAAACCGCACGATTAACGGTGGCCTAAACAGTGTCGGCTACACCACTCTGGCAAGCGGCACGACAACCACAACCGTTAGCGACCCTAGATATGGAGTGCAGAGCGTTGTGTTTTTCACCGGATATAACGAGACACTTGAACACAGTTACCCATTTGTTAAAAGCACTAGCACTAATGGGTCTATGATAATCGAACACAAAAACCACGGACACAATGTAGATGTTGCCTACCTCATCATTGGATGAACTAGAAAGACTAGCTCATCATATAGAAGCCGCCCTTGCGTACTCTGGCGATACACATAGCTTTGTAGACGTTGTAGATGCTATAAAGGACGGCAGCGCACAGTTTTTTCCGTTGGAAAATTCTGCTATAGTGACTGAAGTGGTTGACTACCCGCAAAAGATTGTTTGCCGGATATGGTTAGCAGGCGGGGATATGGAAGAGCTTATAGAGGCTGAGAAAAACATTGTTGAATGGGCTAGAGGCCACGGATGCAATGCAATGGAAATTATCGGTCGCAAGGGCTGGGAACGCCAGCTAAAGGATTACAACGCAGCGTCAACTGTACTAATAAAGGAAATATGAGATGAGCAAAGGCGGCGGTGGCAGCACAAGAACAATCAATACGATGGTAGACCCACCAGAGTATGCAAAGCCATTCCTTGAGTATGGACTTTCGCAAGCGAAGGATTTGTATGGCTCTGCCCAGCCTCAGTATTACCCTGGTCAGACAACCGTAGGGTTTTCGCCAGAGTCTGAGATGGCTTTATCAGGCATTCGTCAGCAAGCTATCACTGGTAGTCCTTTCATCAAAGCCACACAAGATGTTGTGATGCAGAACCTGATGGGTACTAACCCGCTACAGTCTGCTGCATTCCGTCCTGTTGTTGAGCAGGTGCAGGCAGAGGCTGCTAAATCTGGCAGATACGGCTCTGGCTACCAACAGGCAGCCTTGGGTCAAGCATTGGCACCAATGGCACTGCAAGCACAACAACAAGCGATTGCACAGGCTCCGCAAGCTCGTGAGTTTGGTATGGCTGACCTAATGAGCTTGGCACAGGTTGGCGGTGCAAGAGAAGCACAGTCACAGACAGAGCTTGCAGCAGATATCGAACGCTTCCAGTTTGAGCAAAACCGTCAGCAGCAGAAGCTCCGTGATTATATGGCTACGGTTGCTGGTGGTACTGTTGGCAGTGAGCAGATTACGCCGCAGTTTAGAAACCCGACAGCAGACTTCCTTGGTTTGGCTACACAGGGCGTTGGTCTTGCTGGTCAGCTTGGCCTACTTGGCGCATAGGAGAGCTTGATGGACTTACTAAACCTAAGACGAAATGCTCTTTCTGGCGGTACTCGTAAATCTGCTATTGATGCTTTCTTGGAAGCTGATGCAAGAACTGGCCCTGCCCCACAGCAGACAGTACAGCAAGCACCCGGCTCTGTAGTAGAGAACGCTCGTCAACGTGCCTTAATGGCTCTAGGAGCGTCACCAAAGCCAAGTATGGGTATACCGCAGGCAAGGCTTGTAACGCCCACCACAGCGGGTTCTGGACTGCGTTCTATGATGCCTCAGCGTGGCACACCTGGTTCTGCTGCGTTAGGTGCTTTCGGGCAAACTATGTCACAGCTAGGCGGGTATCAAGATAAGCCTATGACCTTTGGGCAAATCCTTGGTGCGTCTTTAGGTGAGGCTCGTAAGGCATATGGTACGGCTGAAGAGCGTCAGCGTCAGATTGCTGCGGAGAAAGCTGCTGCTGAACGGCAGGCTCAGTTAGATGAGTTAAGCCGCCGCAACATTGAGTCTCAGATAGAGGCGAGAAATAAACCAGCTACGTCCACAGCAAAAGCTATACCTTGGAAACAACAAACAGTAAAAGACCCAACAACAGGTGAGCTTGGTAAAGCTGATGTTGCGTTTCTACCACTAAATAGCCCTCTTATTGCTGCTTTAGGTGGAGACCAAACTACAGGCCGCGTTGTGCGTAAGGGTAGTTTTATTTCTGAGAAAAAGAAGGGTGTCGGAGTTGAGCCTATAGAGGGTGTTTTCTTAGAAAATAATGAGTTGTCTAAAAAACGCATATACAGAAAAACAACCGCTGAAGGCAGCACCGTTACAGTAGTAGAAGACCCAGATGCAGAAGGTGGCTTTCGCCCTATAAATCCAGAATCAGAAGAGTTTATTTCTTCTGAAAATATAGAAGGTGAAAGATTAAAGCTGAGTGATGTTAAAAAACTTGCAGATGAAACAAGAACACAAAGCAGAGGTGTGAAAACCCTTGGCAAGCTGTATCGTGACTTGGACGCGGTAGAGGGTGGTTTTGCCGGTCTTGGAACATCCTTATCTGCAAAAGCAAAAACACTTTTTGGTAAAGACTTGTCTCCAAAAGAAATGGCAAGACAACTTGCTATTGGTATGCAGCAAGGCATTCTGGGTCAAGTTCGTGTAGATGTTCTTGGGCCGGGCGTGATGACAGAGCAAGATGCTGAACGTCTAATTACATATTTGGGTGGTGATTTAAGAAATCTTACAACAGACCCAGACACTGTAAAGGCAGCCATAGGGAAAGTTTTAACAGATAAATCTAACGATTATAATACTGACTTGCCGTTCTATCAGCGTCAAAGAGCTTTGAGTACCAGTGCATCAAAGTTGCCGAACTTCAAATCTGTAGAGGTTCCAGATGTGCGCGACCCAGCATCTGAAGTTTTGGTGGGGCCAGATTCGCCAAGTAGCAATGTAGACGATTTAATCGACAGATATGCGGTGGGTCAATATCAATGACAGAAGCATCAATGGAAAGACTAAAATCCGCTTTTATGAACGCTCATAAGGCTGGCGATGTTGAGGCTGCTACAACTCTTGCGAAAGAGATAAAGCGTAGACAATCTTTATCTGCCGTTAAAAAGAAAGAGCCTGTAAAATCAGAGGTGGATTACGTTGCGGCTGATGCTGAAACTGATGCGCCTACACCTGCATCTATGGCTCGTCAGCGTATGGCTGCACTTGGTCTTGCCGTACCAGCAGAGCAGACTGCCGCTGCACAAAAAGTCGCGCCCGGAATGGCTCGTGAGTTTGTGTCCGGCCTTACATTAGGTAGTGCTGATGAATTACTTGGTGGTCTAAGTGGCATTCAATCAGTCCTTACTGGTGGTGATTTTATGCCAGCGGCACAAGACACTATGGCAAAGTTTAGAGGCCAAAGAGAGCAGTTTAAGGAAAAGTACCCGAAGACAGCTATTG